AACACGATCAGCAACAGAAAGAGCGATAGAGTCAAGAGTTAATGCAGCCTGAGTGCCAGCGTTAGTTAATGTAGCACCAACACCAGAAGATCCGTTTGAGTAAGTAACAGTAAGAGCAGTTGTAGATGCAGCCTTAACAGATTGTTTAACATCTAAACCATTGGCAAGACCATCAACATATGCCTTAGTGGCTAGATCAGTAGACTGAGTAGGATCTGCAGCATTACCAACACGCTTGCCACCAACATCAACAATACCAGTACCAATTGGAACTAGGTTTACGTTTGTATTTGAACCACCAGCAGTAAAAGTTAGTGCGCCAGTACCAGTGATAGAACCATCAGAAGTTCCAGTACCACCATAAAGAACACCAACATCAGTACCTTGCCAAACACCAGTTGCGATAGTTCCAACGCTTGTTAAACTAGAAGCAGTGACACCAGAAGCAAGAGTAGCACCAGTTAATGTACCAGCTGCAGCAGTTACGGTAATATTGGCAGAACCATCAAACGATGTGCCGTTAATTGTACGAGCAGTTTGAAGAGTAGTAGCAGTAGAAGCATTACCAGTTAAAGCACCTACAAAAGATGTAGATGTAACAGATGCTAAACCAGCAAACGTAGTTACTGTGGCACCGAGTGATACTGCAGTTGAACCGATAGTAACAGAACTATTTGTGAGTGACCCATTGGCAATATTTGAAAGAGTATTGGTAGAACCAGAGATAGACTTATTAGTGAAAGTATCTGTAGTTGCTTTACCAACCAACGTATCAGTTGCAGCTGGTAATGTCAGTACACTGGTTCCTGCGATTGCAGTAGATAGAACCTGAGTAGTTCCAGAAGTAGAACCAGCAAAAGTTACTGATGTTAAACCAGCAAGTGAAGTAGATGTAGCACCAAGACTAATTGATGTGCTACCAATAGTAACAGAACTATTAGTAAGAGAACTATTAGCAATATTAGATAGAGTATTACTTGCGCCAGAGATTGTCTTATTAGTAAGAGTCTGGGTACCAGTTAGTGTGGCAACAGTTGAATCAATATCAAAAGTTACGCTAGTTGCAGCACCAACTGCAGCAACGGCAGAGGTAATACCAGTACCACCAACGAAAGTGATTGTATCTGTACCAAGAGCAACAGAATCTGTTCCAGTGTCGCCAGCGATAGCGAGAGTTGTTGAGATACTTGCTGTACTTGCAGCAGTTAAACGACCTTGTGCATCAACAGTGAACGTAGGTATTGCAGTTGCAGAACCGTAAGAACCAGCAGTTACTGCAGTATTAATTAAAGCAACGGTAGAAGTATTACCAGCATCAGAGTTAGTAACACTAATTTGATTTGCAGTACCAGTAATCGCACCGCCAACTGTATCGTAGATATACTCAGCAAGAGTGTCTGTTGTACCATTAATGTATGGATTATTAAGAACTGTTTTACCAGTACCATTTGGAGTTAAAACAATGTTACCATTGGTATCTGTTGAACTGATAGTATTAGTGCTACCAGTAAGAGTTAAGTTACCAACATTAAGATTATTAATTTTACTGCTGGCATCAACAACAATCGCAGATGACGCAGTTAGCGTACCTGGAGTGTGATCCAACATGTCGGTGAAATATTTACCACCGATAACAAAGTGGTTTACTGCATTACCAGCAGTTTCTGCACCTATACCAATGTATAGTCTGTCACCACCATTTGATCCGTTGTCGGTTAGTGCTGAGTACGCTAGTTCACCAGCACCCAGCGTTGCGGGATTACCAGATACTGACGATCTTTTTATGCGGATTACTGAAGCCATTTATTTCTCCTAATTATTTTTATAAAACCCTGCAGGTTCAGTACCTGGGAAACAGAATTTCTTTTGTCCTAATTTATTAGCGTACAGTTTTCTACCTGTTAGTGCAGCACGCATTTTATCTGCATAGTGTTTTGGTTGTTTTCTACCAATTCTAGCAGTTGCCATCTTTTGTTTTGTTTCTTCAGAATGCGGGATACCTTTGTTCCAAGCATCTCTACCCATTTGGGATTCTGACATCTTCTTTTTAACTTCTTCACTTCTCTTTGAACCAGTATTTGCTTTCTTTATAGCATCTATTTGTTTTTGAGAATTTTTAAACATTCCAAACTTACCTTTTCTACCTTTAGCAGCAGCTTCAGAAGAAATACTAATATTATCAGTCATATTCAGAAAATCTTCTCTGTCTATAACTTTCATTCTTTTAAGAACTTTAGTTTCCCAAATTCTACAAGATATTTTATCATTAAAAACTTTTCTGATTTCAAATGAAAAAGAATCTTTACCATACTCCTCAACTAATTGTTTTACGTATTTTGAACTAGTCTCATACGTATCCCAAAACTCAGAAGGATTGCATCCTTCTGCAAATCTACACCCATAGTATACTTTACCAGTGGGTGTATGTTTTAGTAAATATGTATAAGGAACAGTCATCTTAAAATTCTCCACCTTCCATGTTTTGCGCATCGAGGGTGGTGGTGGATGTCCACTTGTTTGTTGTTGTTTTGTAGACTAATAATGATCCATTAATTTTAGTAGTTGTATCGACATCTACAATGTTTGAAATTGATTCTACTACGGCTGGATTAGCCAAATTAGTTGAAGTGTTGAGTACAAACGTACCCTCAGACACTGCAACTGTTAATGCCTCATTAGGTGTTACGACTGCTGTAATATCTGCCATATTATATTTGAGTAATTTGTGGGTTTACTGTAACAATTCCTTCTACCACTCTAGTTTTTGTACCAGAAGGAGAAGTGATCTCCACATCATATAACCATCTTCCCGCAGGAATGGCTTCAGATTGAGTATTTGTCAATTGTAATCGGATTTTTCCATTTGCAGCATCATAGACACTGGCTGTGAATGCATACACTGTACTAGATTGATAGGACTTTCTTAGTTGTGAGGCAACAGTATAGCTGGTCAAGTCGAGTGCCTGACCATTAGAAGCTGTTACTGTGATAATATTACTATATGTCGCTCCAGCGTCCACATAAAGATTACTAATAGTTGCCATTCTGGAATCCCGTAAATTCTATACCTCTTATTTATTCGTTTTAGAATCTGGGGTTGCAAGTAAAAAACCCCACCGAAGTGGGGCTTTTATTAAACAGCGTTGGCAGTCTGTTGCGGAGTTTCAGCAAATGCCATGTAAATATATGTCATTCCATCTCCAGCAATATTTTGATCACCTGCACCTACAGAGTTTACATTAAATCCATTGGACATAAAGTCGACACCATTTTGAGTAACTTCATTATCAGTCTGTCCACGATCAGCATATAGAGCTAAGTGTGCGCCATTGTTATTAAATGAGTTTCTCTTATTATCAAAGATTCTCCAACCAGTGGTTGGATTGGATGAAGTTCTATATGGTTTAATGATTACAAATGCTGGTTTGAATCCTGTTGAAACAAATACACCACCAGAACCAACACCACGGTAAGCACCAAATCTACTAAATCCTGGGACACTAGTCCACGCATACATTTGATATGGGATACTATTTGTATTACTTTCCCAAGCTGCTCCATGACCACTATAAGAAGTTTCTGGTAAATAAACATATGTTGAATCTGGACGTGTTCCACGAAGATAACCATGACCAGTTAAAGATCCAGAATCAACAGATGATACTGAATTTAAAATTAACAAATGAGATGGGCTAGTAAATGCAGAACAATATACACGCCAGTCTGAACTTTGGTCACCCTTTATAATAACAAAATCTGGTGTTGCTCCAAGACCATGTCTAACACCTCGTGATGTTCCGTTACCAGTATATCTTATAACTGAGAAGCCAGAAGTTGTATTGGCTCTGTAGTATGTAGTTGCTCCATTATTATCTGTGGTTGTAGTAGTAGAATTAGTAGCTTTCCAACAGTAAGCGATATATGTACCACCACTAGCATTGTTATAACCGCCACCTGCGGCAAGACTAAATCCATCAGAATCGAAAGAAGTCACACCACCAGATGCTTGTGGGCTTGAACTTTCTCCACCACTTGTGTTGGAAAATAATGCTAAACCAGTACCAGTTAAAGAATTAACTAGAGTTGGATAATAACCACCAGAAGATGCACGAGCAAATGACCAAACAAAATCTGGTCTAAAACCTACACCAGTGATACTTCTTGCAGATGCAGTACCAGTATATGTCACAGCATTAAAATATTGAGAAGGAACGATAGTAGTATCAGCTATGTTATCTTCACAAATTGCAAGATAAGTGCTCGGTGGAGAATATTGGAATTTACCAATACCATTAGAGTCGGGATAACCAGCACCAGAGTTTGATGTCACCATCGCTCCACCCTGTCCAAAGTTGTAGCTAAAGTCACCACTTGGCCAAGTTGCTGTTACAGAGTACCCAATGTATAAAGGCTTATCACATAGTGTTGCTGGAATTGTAAAAGTTGCTTCTGAAGGAATATCGTTGTTTCTTCTAACTTTTAGAACCCGTGTACTGAAGTCTACATAAACAGAGTAGTATGTATTATTATCATCATCTAAGAATCCAGTGGGCATTACCACTTGTTGAGTATTTCCAGATGAATCCTTATACTGGAATCTATTCGCTCCAGATCCACCATTAGTATAGTACATGTATATACTAAATCCATACAACTCAATTGAATCTGGTTGAAATCCATTTCTAGAAGTATATGGACTAAATTGAAGAGCCATATCACCAGAACCATTTTTCTTAAATTCAAAATACCATTTACCAGTATTAACACCCATGGTAGACCAAACAGTTGCATTGTTACCTGTAGGCGCAAAGCGCAAACCACCTTCGGTTAATGTACCATTAGATATTGTAGCTGCGTTCATCATACAAAAATTGTTGCTGATGCCATCACTAATAGATTCTTCAATACCAAAATTATTTAATGTCCAGTCGTTATTTGAGCTACGATCTGCAGTTTTGTAATCATAACCAAGAGTTGTCGTGGAAGTCTTATTAGTAAATGGTAGAAAGAAACCATTAGTACCAAAAGAACCAACAGCTGTTCTAATATTAGTTAATGATTTTGGCTCCCACTGACCAGTAGTTGCATTAGTTTGACCAAACACTGAAGCTGCCAGTGTCTGACCATCAACCATACAAATATCAGTCATATATCCATTTAGATAATCATTCTGGGAAATGTATTGTTCTCTACCAAGCCGTTGTTCATTAGTATGGTTAAATAGCCAGTTTGCGTTATTAGAACCATTATTTGTACTGTAACTAGAAACTGCGCTACCGTTAATATAGAGTGTTAAACCACTAGAACCATTAGAAGAAACCACAATATGATAATAACCTGCAGTGTCTCTAAATGTTTGTGTAGTTTTTCTATCCATAGAGGAAGTACCAGAAACACTATTCAATATTCTAATGCAATCATCATCGGCAAAATCAATCACGCTATAATTTGATGGATCAATATAAGAAGTAAAAATGCCTTGGTATATACCTAGTTTTGTCTTTTTAAGCCATGCACTAAAAGTCCATACAGTTCTATTTCCAGAAGATCCTGGTGTTCTAGTTAAATGTTCGTTTGCCATTTTTTATCCGAATCTTAATGAATTAGTTTGTGAATATCCAGGGTCTACGTAAATACTAAATGCTCTTGCAGTAGTATCTATTCCATCAGAAGCTGTGACAGTGAAACTAACTGTTGTTATATTTCCATCTACAGCATAACCAGAAAGTGTTCCTGAAATAACACCAGTTGAACTGTTCAGAGACAATCCAGTTGGTAAAGCACCAGTAGTTACTGAGTAAGACATTGTCTGGACGTAATTAGAATCACCATCTGTTGCAGTTAATGTGATTGGAGTGATTGCATTACCGTCTTGGTTTATTGTACCTAATGAACCAGCAGAAGTAGTCCATACTGGAGCAGTGTTATTATTAACTGTTAAGGTAAACGCACGAGTTGTTGTTTGATTTTCAGCATCTTTTGCAGATACTGTGAATGAGTAAACTGTATCTCCAGAAATTGCAGCAGGAGTTCCAGTGATAGCACCAGTGGAACTATTAAGAGAAACACCAGTAGGTAGAGCACCAGAAACAATTGTAAAGTTAGTGATTGAATTACCATCTTCTGCAGCTGCAAGAGTAATTGTAGATAAGGCAACCTGTTCCATGACAGTACCAAGACTTCCAGAAGAAGTAGACCAAGTAGGATTTCCGTCAACTGTTAATTGTCCATCTAAAGAAGCAGAAAGACCAGAAGGATTTGCTACAATGACAGAATATGTACCTTCAGTCGAAACTGAGGTTGGAAATGTAGCCTCTAATTGAGTTGAAGAAACACGAGTAGTAACATCAGCGTTAGTGATAGTTCCACTTGAATTTTGAAATTTAACAACTGCACCTGATTTGAAACCTGTGCCATTAACTGTAACAATATCACCTTGATAAACCGCAGTTTGAGTTCCTGGAAGTGCAATTGATGAAATAGTCGGTGCTGCTTCAATACCAACCCATCCAGACTCTGTTGTATATTGTTCTAATACGGCAACAGTAGTATTGTAGCGAATGTGTCCAACAGTAGGTGTTCCTGGACGCTGTGCAGTAGTTCCTGATGGAACAAGTAGTGCACCAGTACCATCATAGCTCGCTTGGTCTAGTGCAGCTGGTGCGTCTCTTAACGCTCTTGCTGTTATTTTACTAATTGCCATTTATATTCTCTTTGTTATAAGATTATTTATTACCATTTGTTTAGTGGGCATGAAGATCTAACCATTAGACTCTTCAGTGGCATGAAGCATTTACACTCGCCACATAATTTAAGTTCTTTTTGAAAACTATCACAAGATTTACAGATTGGGTATCTTTTATGTTTCAATTCAAAAGAAACGATACCATTAACTACATGTTCTTCTGTTATGTTATTTGCAGCTATTTCAGAAAGGTCTTCTCTATAATCAAACTGTTGTTTCATATGTATCTTGCAGAATCCCAATACCTTGTTTTGGCGCATACTTAGAAGCAAAATGTAACTGACACTCTTCAATCTGATCTGGTGTCAAAGTGTTATCTGTTCTAAATTGCAATCCATTATAATTTCTTTGGTCAGATATTTGAAGATTTGCTTGGTAAGTACCATTAATAATTACTGGAATGTTGATCATTTTATTTTATCCTTATTTAATCCAGAAACTAGTCCACTCGCCAGCATAAGACTGACCATAATTTGAAACTGCTCTACCATCACCGAATAGATGGACACCAGTGCTATTAGTGTTCCAAGCATCTGATCCATTGATAGAGTAGT